CCCGTAACTCCCCCGCAGCCCGGCGAAGCGCACAAGAACCTGACCAGCCTAGGGGCTGAGCTGGGCTTTAGCGTTGCGGCTTTCAGCCAGTGGCGGGCACGTTACACCGACACGCCAGACACGCTCCATGCTGACAAGTGGAGAGAATGGATTGCCCGCAACGGATTAGGGACAAAGGGCAGGCAAGCGAGCAAGAGCCGGGAGGCGTTGACGAATGAAAAGCTGGCGAGTGAAATTCGTATCAACCATATTAAGATTTCCAAGGAGGAGCGAAAACTAATCCCAGCCGACGAAGTAGAAAGCTTTATGCTCTACGCCTCAAGCAAGGCGAAGTCAGCCCTGTTTCAGATGGTGGCAGAGACCGCCCCGAAATGCGCTGGCCTAGAGGCGGGAGAGATTAGGGGAATCCTGCGGAGCGCGGCAGACGTTATTTGCCTAAGCATGCAGACGACCGTTGAAGACTGGCAAACGGAGCAGTCGGAGGCGCGGCGGGTTGCGGCTAGCGCAACGGCTCGGGCAGAGGAGGGCGGCGAGTGACTCCCCCCCTCGCATTATCGTCATGGGCCAAGGGCTGGTCTTTGCCGGATCGCCGTCCGATAGGTGAATGGGCCAAGGAGCACGTCAAGCTGGGAGGCGGCTATGCGAGACAGGGGGGCTTTGACCTCTCGACCTGTCGCCACTTGGCCGCGCCGTTCGCGGCGGTGCAGGATGAACGGGTGAGGGAGATTACTTGCCGCGCCGCCATTCAAATGCTCAAGACCCTATTTGTTGAGGTAACTTCACTTTGGGCAATCGCCAACGAGCCGGGGCCGATTATGTGGACGCAACAGGATGACGACAGCGCGAAAGAACACACGAAGGGCCGCTATCGCGGACTGTTGCGGGCCTGCGACCAGGTATCTAGGTTGCTCCCTAGGGATAGGCACGACCGGAGCACGAATGAAATATACTTCGGGGACTTCTATCTACTGATAAACGGGGCCAACCTGAATAATCTGCAAAGCAAGAGCATCAGGTGGAAACTTAACAGCGAGTGCTGGCTTTGGAAACAGGGGTTGCTCACGCACGCGAGGCGGCGCGTGTCGGCCTATGCGCGGGACGGGATTAGCAAGATATTGAACAAGCTCTGGCACGAGGGGACGCAAGAGGCGTGGTCTGTTCCTTGCGCGGGGTGCGGGGGGCTTCACGCGCTGGATTTCTTCGGGCGGATGGCGAACGATGAGAAGGAGCGGGCGGGGGTGATATGGGCGGCTGACGCCCAAAGGGAGGACGGAAGTTGGAGCGAGATTCGCGTGCGCGAGAGCGTGCGCTGGAAATGCCCGACCTGCGGGCACGAGCACGAGAACACGGCTCGCACCCGTGCCGCATGGAACGCCGGAGGGGACTACATTAAACGTAATGAGGAAAGCGACGGGCGGCACCGCAGCTTCAACTGGAACGCCCTAATTGCGGAAGACCTCGGCGGGCTGGCTATGGAGTTCATCAGCGCATCTACCTACAAAAAGCGCGGGGTTATTCAGCCGCTGAAAGACTTTTACATGCAACGGCTCGCCCTTTCGTGGAAAGATATGGACGACACGCTCGGGCGGGTGGCAACGGTGGTTCTCAGCGATTACACGCTGGCTACGGTGGCGGATTCGCCCCTTGCCAAGATAGAAAACGAGGCGCGGAGATACATGACCATTGACCGCCAACGAGACCACTTTTGGGCCGTCGTTAGGGCATGGCGCAGCGACGGCACTAGCCGACTGCTCTGGCGCGGACGCATATCAACTGTGGAGCAAGCCGAGGAAATCCGCATCAAATACGGCGTAGAGAAACAGCTATGCGGAGAGGACGCCCAATACTCGACCGACCAAGTATATCAGGACTGTGTGCGCTACGGCTGGACGGCACTGCACGGTAGCGGAGAAAACAATTTCATTCATCACATCGGCAAGCAGAAGGTGATGCGGTATTACTCCGCTCTGAAGTTCTCGCAGGTGCCGGGGGGGATGGCGCGTTATATGTTCTGGGCTAGCGACCCCGTGAAAGATGTTCTGGCCGGGTTGCGCGGTTCGCCCGGTTGGGAAATATCGGGCGACGTTGGCGAGCAGTATTTGCGGCAACTGGGCATCCCGGCGCGACAGGCGGACGGAACCTTTAAGCAGAGCGGAGGCGAAGTTAAGCGAGAGCGCATTAGTAAAGCGACCGGGCGCAGTGAATGGCGGTGGGCCAAGGTCGGCCCTAATCATTATCTTGACTGTGAGGCGATGCAATGCGCCCTTGCGCTTGCGTTGGGAATCCTCGCAGCGGAGCCGGTGGAGCAACCTCAACCAGAAACCAAAAAGACAGAATCAACATGAGCACAATCCAAGAGTGGTATAATATCCGGCGAGAAAGCCCGAGTGACATCAACGAACACATGCCCCTACTGAAAAAGCTGGCCGAGGGGTGCGGCCACATCACCGAGTTCGGCACGCGCACGGGCAACAGCACCGTTGCGCTTCTGGCCGGACTAGATGAGGGCTACCGGGTCGGGATGCGGGAGCTAGTGAGCTATGACATCAACGCTGCCGATATTGTCCCGCCCGTGTGCGCCCCGACATGGACGTTCAACCGGGCGAACACAAAGACGCTGCCAGACATTGCCGATACTGACCTTCTGTTTATTGACACGCTGCACGATGCCGAGCAGGTGGCGGCAGAACTCATGCACGCCCGGCGCGTGCGCTCGTGGCTGGTGTTCCATGATACGGTTCTCTTTGGGTGCCGGGAAGAAAGCACGAACCAAGGGCCGGGCATCTGTCATGCTATCTGGCAGTTCTTGGCGACGGTTGAGGGGGAGAAATGGCGCGTATGGTCACATGATGCGAACAACTGCGGGCTGCTCGTGCTCCGCCGCCGCACATGAAGCCGGACGTTGACGTTGTATTTACGGGTCACATGCGGACGTTCGCTCAATGCGTCCATGCTTTCCGGTGGCAGGTATTGCGGCACTACAACGTGACGGCTTTCTATGTCTCGACCGTGCAAGACGAGGACACGGCCAGCGTGGGAAAGTTGCAGGAACTATTTCCCGGCGTGCCGGTTCATTTGGATATTGTGTCCGAGCAGCCTTTGTTACCTGAGCCAGAGGAGCCGGTGAGATTCGAGCCCTTCGCCCGCAGCGTGCCGTTGCAGGCCGTGCTGCGTCAACTGTGGCAACTTGAGCGCGGTTGGGCCTTGCGGAAGGAGAAGGGCGGAGAGTCGGCCATTATCATCCGAGCCCGCCCCGACGCGTTCTTTCACGGATACAAGCCCGAGCCGATGCACCGCTGGCTGGCCCGCACGCCCTACTGGGGGCGATTCGGCGGGGTCAATGATCGGTTTGCCGTGCTTGGAGAGGATGCCGCCGCGCACTATTTCGAGACGTTCAAAAAGATTCCGGCTTTGCAAGCGGCAGGTTGCCCGCTCCATCCCGAAAGCCTAGTCCGAGCTTCCTTGGAGGATGGGGGGTGCGACGTGTCGGACTTGCTGCGGGCAGAGTTTTCGACGTTGCGGAAAGACGGGGAGGTTCGCTCGCCCGAAATAAGCCCGACCGACTTTGTAAATGCCTCTCTTGGTTGACGGCGAGAGGCCATTAAAATGAAGCTGCTTGTCCAGATACTCATCCGCCGCGCCATTGCGAATCAGCCAAGCAACCCCCGCGAATGGCTGCTGGACTTGCAGGCAACTAAGTGGACGACGGTGAACGCGCAGAACGGCCAGATTACGGGCACGAGCGTCAACGGCAAGAGCGTCACCCTGCTCGCCATGCCCGGCATATCACTGCCTGATTTATTTCAGGCTACGGAACTTGCGCTGCAAACGATTGAAGCGGGGCTGACAGGCCCGGCATCGGAATACCGGGGGCTTGCTCGCTAAGATGCCTCCCCTTCGCCAACGCCTGACCGCCGCACTCGGTGCGCTTTTCGATTCTACAAACTGGCAGAAGCGGTTTGACCGCCCGCAAGAACGACAGACGAACGCCCCAATAGTGCAGGAAGTCAACCCGACTGACCGCGCCGTAATGGTTTCTGATTCGCGGAAGCTGTATGCGAATCTAGGGCCGGTGCGCGGAGCGGTGGACGGGAAGGCACTTTACGCGATTGGGCGCAGTTGGCTCCCCCGATTCGAGGGAGAAGACAAGGCGTGGGGCGATGCCGCCCGAGACTGGCTAATCAACGAATGGTATCCGCTGGCGGATATTTCGGGCAACGATTTTCAGACCGCCCTTTTCCTGCTGTCGGTTGGAGTGGACGTTGAAGGCGACTCCGCCTCTCTGCTGACGGAATATGAGACGGGCTTCCCGGCCATTCAGTTAATGTCTGGCTTGAGCATCGGCAACCGTTCCCAGCGCAACGACGAACCGCTAAAGGATGGAGAATACAAGGGGCTGCGGATTGTGGACGGCGTGGTAATTAACGACATGGGCCGCGCCGTAGCCTATCACATCCTAGGCCGCACGGCTGCTGACGACAAATACGTTTCGGCTCGCGATATGCAGTTGCTCAAGGAGCCCCAATTCATCGGCCAACCTCGCGGCTTCCCGGCGTTCGCTTCTTCCCTGCTTGACCTGCAAGACTTCCGCACCGTCCAAGGATACGAGAAGGCGGCGGCAATGCTGGCCGCTAGTATCGGCCTTGTGGAATGGAACGAAACCGGACTGGCCGACATGACCGACCCGCGCAACGGTCTGGCCGGGGGCACGGCAGGGCTGACTGAAACCGTCACCCGAGAAATGGGCGGCGGCACGGTGAAACTTTACAAGGCCGGGACAGGGGCGAAGCTAGAGGCGTTCCACAACGCCCGCCCCGGTGATGCCTTTGAGCGGCTGCGGGATCACCTAATCCGGTCATCCATGTCCGGCATAAACTGGTCTTTCGATTTAGTGTGGGACATCAGCAAGCTAGGCGGGGCATCCGCCCGGCTAGAGGTTGCCAAATGTATGCGGACGGTGGAAGACAGGCAGGACTTGCTGAAACCATTTGCCAAGCGTGCGGTCGGGTATGCCATCGCCAAGGCGATAAAGCTGGGGCGGTTGAAGGCAAATTCCGACTGGTGGAAATGGGGCTTCACGATGCCCGCGAGAATGACGGCGGACTATGGGCGCGACAAAGCGCAAGACCGCGAGGATTACATCAATGGCATTATCAATTTGAGCGACATTTGCGCGGAGAATGGCATGGACATTGACCAGCATATCGCCCAACGGAAAGCGGAGAACGAAAAGCTAGTGGCGGCGGGGCTTCCGGTTCCGATGACTTCGCAGCAGACGCAGCTAGAGGTTGCGGCGGCTCAGGCGGAGGCATACGGCAGCAAGGCAAAGGAAACAGAGGCGCAAGACTCTCGTGAGGAAGCGAAACTTGCAGCACTAGAAACGCGCCATACTCAGACGATTGCCGCTCTTGCGGCACAGCCCCAACCCGCTTTCACCATCAATCAGGCTCCAATCAATATCCATCAGCCGAGTGTGACGGTCAATCCTCCCGAAGTCCACGTTGCCGCCCCGAGCGTGACGGTGCTTCCTGCCGTTGTAGAAATGTCTGCCCCTGAAGTTACGGTGGCAGCGTCGGTCATCCCGGCTCCGGTCGTCAATGTCGTTGTGCAGCCTGCCCTGGTTGAAGTGCAGGCGGCAACGATTCCCGCCCCGGTCGTCAACGTGACGAACGAAGTAATTGTCCCGAAGGTTGCACAAAGCATCACCGTGACCCGCACGGCTAGCGGGTTGCGCGGAACCATCAATCCAACTGAATCGCCCGAGGAAACCAAACCATGAATGACAAACTAATGCTGCGCGGGGTGTTCACGGCGGTTTGCCGCGACAAGGACGGGGTGGAGCTTTGGCGGGACACTTTCAAGAATACGGTGATGACGCTCGGGAAAAACGATGCCCTCGATAAATACCTAAAGGGTGCGGCTTACACGCAGACCTTTCGCATGGGGCTAAAGGGGGCAGGCGCACAGGTTGCGGGCGACACGCAAGCCTCACACGCGGGCTGGTTGGAGGTTGGCCTAGCTAACGCCCCCGTCTATTCAGGCAATCGCAAGGACGTGACGATGGGCGCGGCTGCTGCGGGCGTCTCCGTTTCTCCCGGCCAAGTATTCACATTCACGGGAGCAGGCACGGTGGCCGGAGCGTTCACGAATAACGGCGGCTCTGCCACGATAGACAATACGACCGGCGTATTATTTTCAGCCGGTGACTTCACGGGCGGGGCACAACCCGTCATTGCCACGAATACTTTGACCGTAACCTACACCCTGAGCGCATAACATGGCTTCCGCAATTGGCACCGCTACAATCGACTTTGGTTCCTTCCCCGGAACCTCGGAGGCGAGCATTGCCGTGACGGGACAGGCGACGATTAGCGCAACGAGCAAGGTCGAGGCGTTCGTCATGGCGGACGATACGAGCGGGACGCACACGGCAAACGACCACCGATATTATGCCGTACTTGTCGCGCTGACTTGCGGGACGCCCACCGCCTCAACCGGCTTCACTATTTACGGCAGATGCCTCGACAAGATGCAGGGCACTTTCGCCCTCCGTTGGGTTTGGGCTGACTAACCAAGGAGAAATAATTTATGGCACTCGACACAATTCTAAATGGCACGACTAGCGGCAACGGCCAAGAGGTTGATTCCTCTAATAACGCACAGGTCAATCCTCCCGGTTATACCTCGGGCGGCGTGGCGCGTGGAGGCACGGACACGAACGCGGGCGCGGCGGCGATTTTCTCCGAGGTTGAC